GTATAAGTTGATGTTGCTTTAATTGTTTCTGCACCTGTCGCTGATCTAATAATAACCTGTAAATCACTTGCTTCTAAAATTTTATAATCGTATGGAAAGCTGGTAGCTGAACCATTACCACTTGTTGCTTTGGATATACTTGTTGTTGATACTGTCATGTCTTAAAAACCTTTATTACTCTTTGATGGTTTTGTAAATAAATATTCTTGGTTATAATCCTTTTTCATTCTTTTATCTACTCTTTTAATTGATCAAAATCTGGTATTATTGAACCTGGTTTCATAAAATATTTTTGACCTCTTTTTTCTTCATGCCTTCTTTTCATTCTATCAAAATATCCAGGATCTAAAAACTCTTTAATTTGATAGCCAATTAAGTAATCGTAAGCAGCTTTAGAATAATATAAATTTAAAAAAGGTGTATGACCTTCAACTAATTCATAAAACTTTTTACCTGCTTTTTTAGGTTCATTCATAGATTGAACTATATCAAATAATTTTTTAACATCTCCAGCTGTTGGTCCAAGAGCAGTTTCAAAAATTCCATTACCATATTCATTTTGTATTTCACTTACAATAAAATCACCATAAATACCTAATCCACCACCTTGTGAAAATGATTGTAATATTGTTCCTTTTTTAGTAGGATCTCTTGGAGTTCTACCTCTAAGCATATCTTTAGTAGACATTGCTATATATCCAAACATAGTACCCATTATTATAAGGCTAGAAAAACCTTTAAGCATTGGTAAACTTCCTTCATCTGCACCATAAGAATATAATTCTCTACCAACAATTTTTTTCCACATACTTATTGGAAAACCTTTAAACTGCATAACAAATCTAATTGTTTCACCCATTGGAGTACCTTTTTCTAAACCTTGATTCATAATTGCTCTAGTTGCAGCATCTGGCTCTGGAGAACCATGCATACCTTGATCAACTAAAACATTTCTCCAAGTAAGTTCTAAATCTTTTTTAAAATTTCTTATTTCTCTTTTACTTAATTTTCTACCAAGATATTTATTAATAGCATCCTCAGATATTTCATCTACACCTTCTGCTGTCATATATCTTCTATCATCAACAGCTAAAGTTTTAATAGAACGAAGCATATCCCATTTACCCTCATCAATACCATATAAGTTTAAAAAATTTCTTTCCCTTACATCTAAATCTTTTAGTTTTGTGTCAGCTAACATTCCATAATGTCTAGATAAACCAAGTATCATAGAACTTTTTAATCTTGACACCCATCCATTTAAACCATTCCATTTAAAAAATGTGTTTTGTAGTTCACCTACCTTACCCCAGCTATCATTACCAGCAGCATAAACATTACCTCTATAAGCTGTTGCTGTGTAAGAATTACTTACTACTTGTAAAACTTCCATAGCAGCTTTATCATTTGCATTAAATAATCCTGTCATAGCTTCAAATAAACCAGTCAATAATCCTCTTCCTTGAAAGTTTGTAGTTCCCATATATTGAGGTATATCTCCAATAGATGTAATTTGTGTCATACCCAACCTAGCTAAAGCTCCAGTTGATCTAATTATCATTCCTGTTTTTGCTAAAATTTCATTAGCAATACCATTGATACTTCCATCTATTTCTTTAAATTCACTTTCAAAATTTTTAAAATTTAATTTATTAACTTCTTTAGGATCTGTACCTTTGTATTTTTTTCTTAACAAAGCTAAAACTTTTTCTGCAGTATCTTTAGGGTTAGTACCAAGTGTTTGCATTAAAGCAATATTTCTTGTGCTAGTAGTTATAACTCCTAAAACATTTTCTTTTAAGGAAGGCTCTCCAAATTTAACACTATATTCTTGTCTTGCTTGTGAATTTTTAAAATGCAAAACTCTTGATGCATTTAATCTATTGGTTACGTTTTTTGTTCCAAAAACACTTCCAACACCATCATGTTTTGTGTGATCTCCAGACATTAAACTATCAAAAATATCATCTAAAATTTTATCTATTTCTTTAGGATCATTTACATTTGCAAAACTTCTTTTTAAATCTAATCTTGTTTTAATAAACTCTCTCCAAGCTATTTTATTATCAGAAATTAATCTAGAACCTTCACTTGCTCTAGCCATTTTTTCTGTATTGTGAGACATTCTTGTAATCCAATCATCTATTTGACCTATATTAGCACCTAGATCATTTAATTGGTTTCTTAAATCAGCTTGTATATCTTTTAGAACTTTAGCAATCTGTGCAGCTTCAGCATTACCAGAAACTAAACCCTTCATTTCATCTGAAATTTCTAAATCCATTTTACCAGAAGTTAAAGCATCCCAAGAGGTAGGTGATATATCATTAATTGATTTATAAAATCTAGTATAATAAATTTCTTCTAATGCAATTTGTCTTGATCCAATGGAGTCTCTAGCAATATTAGAAAACTTTTGATTTCCTACAAGTTTTGCTAAAAAACCTTCTGAAGGTGATAATGAATATTTAGAAATAGATCTATCCGCAGATAGTTCTACAGCATCTACAATTTGTTGATAAATATCTATAGCCTTCATGTTGTTGTCGGCAAGATTTCTTTTTTTTACAGCTTGATCATATTCAATTTTATCTATAACTTTTTTTGCTAAAATTTTATCTGTTTTAATTTGTGCTTTATCAAACTTACTTTCATTAACTGCTATTTTAGCTTCATCTAAAATTTCATTAATTTGTTCATCAGATATAAGATCACCTGTTAATCTTTTAACTTCTTTAAAACATTTTGATAATTTTTTTATATCTGCCATTAACTATTCCTTTTTGTGCAATTAGTTCCTGCTTCTATACCCTGTCTAATTGTTTTTTTGTTTTTTATATTATTATCTATTTTTTCAATTTCAGCTTTAGTGTTTGATAATACAGAAATATCTTCATCTTTAATATCTAATTGTTTTTGTCTAAATTTAACTGTTTGATTTAAATTTTCTCCATCAATTTCTATTTCAGAAGTTTCTTTTTCTTGTCTTGTTGTCTCTATTTCTGTTGTAGTTTTTTTGTTATTAGCATTAATACCTTCTTTTTGTTCTTGTAATTTAGCTTCATCATTTGCTTTTCGTTTTGATTCAAATAAATCTCTTTCTGTTTTTTGTAGGTTTCGCAAGTTCTGTAAATATATTTTTGCAGATTTTCTATCACCATTATCTACAGAATTTTTATATAAAGTTTTATATTCTTTAATTTGATTGTCTAATTTATTTAACTGTTCATCACCAATAACAGTTTTTTCAACTATAATATTTCCAGTATCTACTTTCTCTCCTTTTAAAACTTTACCAACAGAATATCTTAATAATGCTTGTTGATTTTCTGGAGAAATTGCAGCAAGTTTTTGATATATATTTGGCTTACCTCTTTTTTCTGCAATAAAATCACCTATTCTTCCAAAACCAACATGAGCTGCTGAACCTATAAAACCACCTACAGCTATGTTAGCAAACGAATCAAATGCATCATAATCAGCTTGTTCTGATTTTGCCACACCATAAACAAGTGGCTCAACAGCAGCATTACCCACTAAACCTTCAACAAAACCTTTTTTTAGTCTTGCAATATTTTTACCAGATTGTGCTACCATATTTGCAAATCTAGCTTGACCAACAACAGGAACAAAAGATGCTCCAAGATTTATTGGGTCTAAAAAACTTGTAGCAAGAGATTCTAAAAAGAAAAAACTTTTAGCAAGTTTACCTGTTGGACCTCTAGCAATAGCGTTTGATCTTTCATTTTCTAATTTTTTTCTTTCAACTATGTAATCAACTAAACCTGCTCTAGTATCTTTTTTAAAAGACAAACCTAAACTTCCATATTCTTTATTTAATTCATCTCTATCTAAATATTCGCTACTTGATCTATATGCTTGAGTTTGTTCTACAGCTCTAAACACGGAAGATGTTGGATTGTAGTTCCAAGCATTCATAAATGTTGCACCAGCAGTATCCCAAAAACCAGTTTTAGTTTGATTATATAAAGATCCTATTTCTTCTGGTGATTTTTCAAATGTACCTAATCCAAAATTTATCATTTTTTATCATTATTTTTAATTGGATTTTCAAGTGCAAAAGGATCTTTAAGAGGTTTATCACCACCGATAGTATCTACTGTTTCTCCTACTACAAGATTGGAATCTATGTTTTGATTTTCATCTATAACAGTTTCTTCATATTCATAAGCTCCATAAGGATCAGCATAATCTATTAATTCTATATCATCCCCTGTTACTGGAAATTTTAATTCTGTACTTAAAATACCTTTATTGTTATCAGTATCTACAAAGAAAAATTCTATTTTTTGACCATTAGCATTTACAATAGGATATGTTCCATTTGCATACTCTGCATTTAAAATAATACCAGTAGAGTCAGAATTTAATAGCCATTTAGAATTATTTTCAATAGTAGATTTTATTCTATCTTTTACTTTTTCTTCAGTTAAATTTTCTATTCCTGCAAGTTTAGCATAATGCATATAACCATCTTTTCCATGAAAACGATCTAAGTAATCACCTTTCTCTACCTCTAAAAGTATTGCTTCAGCTTTATCTTCAATAATCATTCTATTTGTTTCATCACCATTAACATCTGCTGGAATAAAATAAGTTTGAGAAGATGGAATATAGTAATCTTTAGTAAATTCATTTACAGCTGAACTAATAGCTTCATCCATAGGAATTTTTTTATTTTGCATTCTAAATAAAGCAGATTTATAAATAGTATCTTGAATACTTTTTACATATTTTGTTATATCTTCAGAAGATTCTCCTTGAGCAGAAAGTACATTTTCAAAATCTTCCATTCCTTTTGCAACTCCATTTCCAATATCAATAAATTTTTTACCAGATGGCATTCTTTTTCTTACTAAATCTTCTAAATCTTGTAAGTTTTGAGAAGATGCAGATAAAATATCTTTTTTTAATTCAACACTATTTGTACTAAAAGCAACCATATATTCTCTTGGTAATTTTTGATTTTCTAATTGATTAAAAATTTTACCAATATTTTCTTTTCCATACATTAATTGTACTTGATCTATAAATTGAATTTTTTGTAATGCTGTTGTTTCTGGATTTGTAACTGATTCTATCATTCCTTGAATTTCAAAATTACTTGCTACTCTAATATCTGTTTCATCAAAATTCATTTCTCTTTGTTTAGCAATTAATAAATCAATTAATTCTTTTTTTGTTTGTATGGCAGCTGTATCTTCTTGATTTTGTAGATCATTATACAAAGATTGAATATCATTATCTATTGAACTTAAAAATTTAACAGGATCATTTTTAATTGCTTTTTGTTTATTAGCAACTATACCTCTAATATATTGTTCATTTTGATTTGCTTGTGCTTCAGTATACATTTCATAACCTTCATCTATAAATGCTTGAGCAACTTCTTGTGTGGTACCTATTGGTGCATTAAGAAGAACAGCATTATTTGTTACACGATCTTTAGTAAAAGTATCCTCTGCAATCATCTGTCTAACAATAGGTTCTGGCATTATTTCTTTTGCAAGTTCCATATCAAACCTTGGTGGCTCTTTACCAGCAGCTACAGTATCAATATAATTTTTCCACTCTGTGCTTATTTGTGGTCTTATTAAAGTCATAGCTTTTTCTTCTAATTTTTGTCTTTGTTCAAAAGATATATCTGGTAAATAATTTTTATCTTTTAAAGCATAAAATGTTTTTCTAGGAGCTTGTTGAACATCTTTTAAACCATTATATGTTTGTAATTCTACAGGTATATTGTCTAACATAATTTGTAATTCTGGATATGTTACTTGTGATTGAAAAGTATCTATTGTTAGTTTTTCTAAATCTGTTCTTAAAGTTCCTTTAGCAATACCACTATCATCTGTATCAGCAGTTATAAGTAAAAGTTGTTTTTGGTCATCATAACCACGAAATAAATTTTTTAAAATATTTTCTGATATTTTTTTATCATTTCTAAATATTGTTTTTCGTGTTTCTGCTAAAGCATAGTTTTCAAATTTAATTCCAACATTACCATTTGTTGCTTGAGATTTATATTTATTAATTAAAGTATTATTTTGATCTTTAAAATATTTATTAGCAATATCTTTATTAACTGACATAATTTCATCAGAATTAATAGTTTCTGTTATTTTAATTTGATCAGTTATATAATCGTTTTGTAGCCTTAATGCTTCTGCTTGATTTTGTAAGGCATTTTCTTTTACTGCATGATTAACAACAGCTTTTGTTATAGGTGCTAAAGCATTAGCAAGATTATTATTTAAACCCATTTGAATATTAGTTGTAGTACCTGCTAATTGTTCTATTGATCCTTTGGCTGTGAATGTAGGTATTTTTGGCATTATGAATAATTACTAAAGGTTGAATTGTTTGCTGTAGAACCAAATTGACCTTGGCTTTTACTACCAAAACCACCAGACATAGACATTAAACTTGTTCCAGTTTGTGCTATTGTTCCTATTTGAGCCATCTTAGCTTGTTGTCTAGCCATTGAACCTCTAATTCTTGCAAAGTTTGCTTCTTCTATTTTATTGTTTACAGCAACTTGTGAATTATATCTAATTAAATTTTCTTGTAATTTTGCTTCATAAGCATTTGAAAGTTCTATATTATAAGCACTACCTGTTCCAAGTTCTACACCAGATTTAGCAAGTGAAACTCTAGTTTCACCTTCTATTTTTCTAAAATTTTTTTGAAATTGTGCAATGTCAAATTCTGCTTTTTGTTCTATTTGTGCTGCTTGACCTTCAAGAACTTGAGCATTTCTATTTGCAACTGATTGATTAAATTTACCAATAGCTCCTTGTTGCTTATATTGAGCAACTCCCATTGCTCCTGTAAAAATCATTGGTGCAGCTGTTCCCATTAAAATATCCTCGCATATAAGTATTGGTCTGATCCGTCAAATCCCCAGTTTTTCATTAAGCCTTCTCTTTCTA